GTGAAGGACCCGCAATACATGAAAGCCACAGTAGCGCAGATGATTGAGTCTTATTCGGCACGCATCAGCTCTACGGCTTATACGAGGTTGATTGAACAATTCCTGCAACCCTTGGTGGACTTTTGCTACAACACGCTGGTGCAACATGGTTATGTCCGTCCTTTGAGGGATTACCATATCCAGTTCTGCACGCCGTTCCAGATTCTTTTGGACAGGCATCAGCCGACCTTGTTTACGGAGTTCCTGCAAACGGTAGTCATTCCTCTTTCACAAATCGACCCGACCGTTCTGGACTCTGTGGATGCTGACTATATTTTCCGAAGGAGCATGCTTGATATTGGCCTGTCGCCCAAGTATTCTAGGCCGGAGGCGAAGGTGCAACAGATGAGGAGAGAACGCCAAGCGGCTCAAGACGAGGCAAACAAGATGGCTAATGCCAAGACATTCTCGGAAGTGCAGAAGAATCTTGGAGCGGCCAGTAAAGACATGAATCTGATTTAATCATGGAAGCAGACAAAAACACGGACGCAGTAGAAATCACCAGCCTTCTTGGGGACACGGTAAGGATTCCCAAGGAGGTGTATGACAAAGCCAAGGAAGTATTGGATTCCGACCCGGACAAATACATCCTGTTCGTCCTCAAGGCGATTGCCAGAGGAAGCAAGTACAAGCTTCCAGACGCATTGAAGGCACGATTCAACGAGAACAAACTCTTCTATATTGAAGGAATAAACGCACTAATTGAAGTAATCGAAGCATTATATGAGCGAAACTGAAACCACCCAGCCCGCCACGCAACAGGCGCAACCTCCGGCCACACAGGAAACTAAGATGCCGGGAACCATGTCATTGAGCGACCCTTCCTTAACCCAAAAACCTGCCGAGACATTTACTGTTGACAGCATTGTAAACAAAGACGGCACGTTTAAGGAAGGGTGGGCCTCTTCTTTTGAGGGAGGCGAGAGCTTGTCCAATAAGTATAACAATATCAATGACTTAATCAAAGGCTTTGTCAATGCCAACAAGCTTATTGGTAAAAAGTCGGAACAGGTTACACGCCCCGGAGCCGATGCTACTGACGAGCAGAAGAAGGCATGGCGTGAGCATTTGGGTGTTCCTGAAAAAGCGGAAGACTACCAAGTCCCTGACGAATACAAAGAGACGGTGGACGCAGAGTCGTTTAAAGAGTTTGCCCAGTTTGCCCATGAGCATAACATCCCTGCCGACACGATGCAGGAGTTGCTTCGTTTTCAGGAACGGTATGCGGCCAAGCTGAATGAGGCTAATGCCAAGCGAATCGAAGAACAGGCAAAAGAGGCTAAGAAATACTTCCAATCGGAGTGGGGAGGCTTGTATGAGCGCAACTTCAACTTGCTCAAGGACGGCCTTGTGAGGGCAGGGATTGACATTGAGTCCCCTGATATGGCGGGCGCTCTGAACAATCCCTTCATCCTTTCTGCGTTGTTTGACAAGGTTTCCAGTATGCAGGACGGAACGATGCCCGTCCCCGGATTCATGAAGGCTTCTGCGGCTGACGCTAAGGAGCAAATCATGGGGTTGATTAACAAGTATGGCTCGGTAAACCAAATGCCTCATGACGCACGAGAGCTGTACCACAGGCTCCTTGCGAACAAAAATATCAAATGGTGAAGCAAATTATGCTTGCATGCACCATGCTGTAAGGGTTTAATCGTCCCTGTGATGGTGTGAGTTTTTTTTCTCCGTATTTTGTCTCACACCAAAAACAAAATGCTAATGCCCGTTGGAGGTTTCTTATGTTGTGTTCTTTCCTCCAACGGGCATTTTTTTTATTGCAATCTCTCGTCGTGTGTTGCATACTGCGCTTGCTGTTGTGAAACAGCAGTGTGATTGCATGATTCAATAAGAGCGAAAAGGCGATAACATAGGGATAAATGAGGAGGGGGTACGTTTGTGCATAGCGTACCCCCTCTGTTTTTGTTTGCTTTTTCATAAAGTTTGTGCATTTGTTTTCTTAAAGGCAACCCGTTTGGACACTTGCTTTAACACTCATAGTATAAGAGGACAGCCGTCTTCCTCGTCAAACAGCCCTACTTTAAGGACACCTGTCGAACCCATTTTGACGGTAAGAATTAAAAGTATATTAAATTATGGCAAATTACGGAAACTTCCAGACGCTTGCTGTAAACGAGTACACGCCCATGATTTATGCGGCTGTTCAGCAGATGCGCTCTAGAACGGAGCGTTTCATGAGGGTTTACGGCATGAATTCCAGACAGCGCAGGTTCCAAATCATTGACCCTGTGAACTCCACTCAAATCACCGACCTGTATGGCGCGACTAACCCGCAACAGGCCGAGTTCCGACAGAGGTGGCTTAAGACGAAAATCTTTAAGTCCACTCATGAAATTTCCCGCACGGAAATGCAACAGGCTGGAACCATTGATTCCCCTCTGCCCCGTATCGTTGACGCCGAACGCATGGAAATGCAACGCCGTCGCGACATGGTTGCGGTTGAAGGCCTCATTGGCACGGCATGGACTGGTGAGAACGGGGACATCCCTGTGACGTTTAACGAAAAGGCAAACACTATCCCTGTGGGATATGTGCGGACTGGCACTTACGTTGCGTCCGGTCTGACCTTTGACAAGATTGTGCGGGCCAAGACTATCTTCGGCATGCGCAACGTGCTTGGTCAGGACGTGGAACGTCAGGATTTGGGTGGCCCTGAAATGGTAATCCTTTGTACCCATGAAGAGCTTGCGGCTCTCTACGGCATCAAGGAATTCACGAACATCCTTTACTCCGACCAGCGTCCGATTGCCAGCGGCTACATTGACAACGTGCTTGGCGTGCGTTTCATTGCGCTGACTGCGGACATGCTCCCGTTTGGCAGTCGTCCGCTTGGTTCTGCGACCGACCCGACCGGTGGTACATCCACGCCGAATGTGCGAACCCTCATTGCCTTCACGATGAACTCCGTTGCGTTTGGCGTGCTGGAAGAGCTGTTCGTTCGGATTGAAGAACTTCCGACCAACCAGTATGTATGGCAGACCTACTCTGAAATCGCAATGGGTGCGACCCGAATCGAAGACAAGGGCGTGCTCAAGATTGATGTTTCTGGTTCAAGCGGTAATTTCTAATCAAACAAAGGAAGGAGTATAATATATGGCTATTGTTCAAAGTGATGCGTTAGCTAAGGTTGAGGCGGGAATGCCCCCGTGGCTGAACTCTCAAATGTCTCGTGGTCAGGTATTGAAACATCTAATCACCTATACCACAGGGACTTCCACAACTGCCGCCTCTTCGGAAATCCAAGACATCCCTCTTCCTCCGGGAGTAGTGATTGACTTGTCCTCGGTTGCAATGTCCCATAATGGCGTAGGTGCAGGTACTTACACCATTGAACTGTATATCGCAGATAAGCAGGGCAACTTGGTAAACAAATGTGGAGACATTCTCGCACTAACTGCCACGGCAACAGTGGGTGAAATCGTTCGCGCAAGCGTCGCCGCCAACGCCGCGCCTTGGATTCTTTGTGACCCGGCGCAGTGGGTAGTAGATAACGGAATCAAAGTCAACGGTGTGGCCATGACATACGAACTTCTCAAAGAGAAGTATCAGTTTGTTTTGTGCATCAAGAACAGCGCCGCTGTGGCCGCAAGCAAAACGCTGTCCATTATCATGGACTTAGTTATCCCCTAATCTGAAAAAACAATGACTGACCTAGATATTGCTAATTATGCCTTGGGGTTGTTAGGCCAATACAAAATCCAAAGCTACCCGGAAACGGGGAAAAAGTCAGTAGAAGGTCAGGCATTAGAGGCATATCTTCCATTCGCTATTCAAGATGTCATGATTGATGGCGAATGGAACTTCGCCCGGAAAAGGGTAATCATTGGGCCGTCGCCCACAGAGGTGGCGGCCTTTGGTTATCACAATGCTTTCCCGAAGCCTGACGACTTGGTGACAATCATATCCGTGAATGGAGAGCCTTGGAACATTCAGGCGCAGTTTGTGCAGATAGAGGGAGAGTTTATCTTGGCAAACGTTGACCAGTTGAGGCTGGTTTACATTGCCGCCCCCACAGACGGGACAACGCTTCAAGGCATACCTGACCAGCTAAAACCGCTCATAGGAATCAGGTGGGCCTATCTTACGTGTGTACGCATCACGAACAACATTGAACTCTATAACATGATAGCGGACATGTACCAGAGGGAGTTGCACAGGATGCGGGACAACGACTTCATCAACAACACGGGAGGCAGGTTCAACTACCGCAACAAGCTTATGAGCCAGTCCACTTGGGGCCGCTATCCATTTGGGACGACAGCACCCTACCAAGGCTCTTATATCTACATTCCCGATTAAACTAAAAACCTTCCAGACATATGGCCTCAAATACCCGGCAATTTCAAATGCAACTCAACTTCAACGGGGGGCAGGTTTCCGAGAACTTCACCCCACGAGTTGACATGCAGAAATACCAGACGAGTTGTTCATTGATGAGGAACTTTATTCCTCGTCAGTTTGGTATGTTAAAGAGGCGACCGGGTTTTGGTGTGATTGACGCATTCAAAAATCCTTTTCGGATATTGAAGTTCCCTTGCACCAACAACGAGGAATACATTGTTTGCGTCCACTCCGACAACAAGTATGAGAGCGGTGGTTGCACTCCCTTCGCAACCATTTACCAATGCGGGTATTTTGGAGACGAGACGAGGAAATGGGAGGTAAATCTTGAGATAGATTCTGTTTTTCAGGCTGGCATCAACGGATGGACGGCTGATGTTGGCAATGAGAGGCATGGGCGTTTTTGGGACACGGACTTGGAGAAAATCAAGTATGTCTCCCAAAACGACAAAATGTGGATAGTGCATCCCGACTTCTTCCCGCTGGAATTAACAAGGACAGCCACACAGGCGAAAATGCCTGATATTTCTATGGCTGACAACCAGTACGTGGTGGAGTTTGACACGTCTTCGCACTTAAACATTTCCACAAAAAACTCTCTTTGCTTTGGCCTGTATGGTGTTGATAAGCTCAATGCTAAAACGAATCCTTTCCTTACCTTAAACTTCAAGGACAACAAATCTATCAGCTTTGGTTTTAGCGGTAGTGGAAACAACATGAAGTGGGCCATTACTGACTCATCCGGTGTGGAACATCCCTTGGAGGATATAGAGATTGGCTCTGGACAGGTTGTTGCTTTCTCCGACTTCAATCAAAATATTCCTATCAACTGTTATTGTTTCCTGACATGGCGGGGAGGTAAGCTGTATGCCAGCATTGGTTGCAACAATTCTTACGGCACGCTAGGTCTTTATGCTCACTCATCATCCGAGGTTGAGATTGACAGCTCTCTTGGGGCCGTCACCAGTTTTTGCGTTGGTGGGACTCCGGGAGGATTAAACGCCGCCCAAAGCTATGTTTCGTTCAAGGAGTCGTTTAAAGATGGAACCGGATATAGTGGCATTGGTATTAAGGTGAATTATGGTCAGGGAGACGTTCCAACCCAAAGCTTCAACAGCAATGACCACAGGAGTTCGTTGATAATGGCTCAAATGTTTGGCGACACGTCGAAAGTGTTCGCTGGGAACGATTATAAAATTGAGCATTACAACAATGCCGTTTTCCCGATTAAACAGATATATCAGGGCAACGAAAAGATTTATCAGGAAGAAGCTGTTATCGGCTTCAAGCTGACAACAATGGACTTCCTGACTTATCCCAAGAGCGACGACTACTATATAAGGGATAAAGGCCAAGGAACTAATCCCGATAGTCCCATGTTTTGTAGGAACCATGAGACATACCCGGATATTCCCTATTACGTCTATGAGGACACCAGCGTCTCCTTAAACACTATCAACGCTGTTTTTGGGGACAGGTATTTCCTTTCTGATGGTTCCGTCTCGCAATTAACAGGCAACGACGGGACTCGAATTGCCGAGTGGTTAAAAGAATATACTCCGGGGGATATTGTTATCGGCTCCTGCCTGATGAACAAAACGGACGGCGTATTGAATGGGAACATATACAACTTCGCTACTGGCGCCAACGTTGGAATTCCCATTAACTTTTTCCGCATGGCTAATATTGTGTGCCGCTACGTTCGAGGCGACTGGACTCTTAGCACAGACGCAGAAGTGGGGACAACCAAAGGGGTTCTTGTAAGTTATTTGGAGAATAGCAAGGTCTTTTCAGGCTATCCTTCTGGCGGCGGCTACACAGTCTTCCGAATCAACAATAACTGGTTCTCAAAACCGAGGAAGCTTAGCATGTCGGGAAGCAACACTCCGGGCGTATTTGTTGGGCTTGTTTATATTGATGAGAACGGAACCGTGTCCACCAATACTGGTGATGCTGGCCAGTCCATTGAGGTTGATAATGGAGGTGGTGTTTATCAGACAGACATTCCCTTTGCCGTGTGGCCTAATCAAAAGAGACTTACTTCAACAACGACAGATGCGACGGTATTCCAAAACCTGACCATTATGCCAATGATGTATGCCCCTGTGCTGGATGGCATATTCAAAACATTTAGTTCCTTGTTTGGGAGGGGCAACTACCAGCTGACTCAAACCAATGTCAGTAGCACCAACTACTATTCGGCCAAGTTTAACGATTTAGTCAAGTGTGCTTTCTCTGTAGAAAAAGGCTATCCTTCCTGCATAGCGTTGCGTAATGGGCGGCTGATATTGGCTTCAACCAAGGCCCAACCCCAAACAATATGGGCTTCCCGTGTTGACAGGTATAATGAGTTCTCTGTGGACGACATGGCAGATTCCGGCTGGGATTTGACGATAGGCGCGAACCAGAGCCAAAAGATTCAATGGTTGTCTTCCTCTAAGGATTTGATAGTAGGAACAGACATTGGCGAATGGGTGCTGAACGACAGCGACTCAAGCAATCCTGTACCCATTATTAAAGAGCAATCCAGATGGGGTTCTTCTGTGGCGCAAGGGGAACTGATGACGGAGAGCCTGTTTTTCATCCCTAGAGACAAAAAGGGTGTTATCCAGTCAATCTACTCTTTCCAGATTGATGGCTACACATCGGAAGATGTGACGATTATGGCATCCGATTTGTTTGATTATGGGATTACTTCTCATTCGATTCAGAAAGACCCTGACCCAATCTGGTGGGGTACTACTGGCGACGGAAGGCTTTTAGGGTTGCTGTATAACCGGGTGCAGGACATCAATGGCTGGTTCCAATGCGATATTCAAGGAGCCTTCATAAATCAGGTATGCTGTTACAATAACCCGGTAAAAGGCGAAGAAGGATTGATTGTTTCCGTAAAAGGTAAAGGCGAGAACGATTTCGTAAACGCCAATCAATACTTCCTCTCTTATATGGAGGACAGCAATCCTTGTGTTGACTTCTTCTCCACGGGGCAGACGAGCGACACAGATGCTCTTAACACTCTAATTGTAAATGGCTACTTCAAGGAAAACACAAATAGTTCGCAACTCACAGTTCAGGCTAAAACCCCTACAACTCAAAGCTGGATATCAAGATTTTCTTTTTCCTTCGATGAGTCTGCTATTTTCAACAATCCGGTCGCTAGTGGGAGTGATGTTGAGATAGAATCTTTCCTTTTTGAGAACATGTACGACCCTTCTCAAGAGGTATTAACCAAAGGGCCGTTCAGGATGTTTGTTTTCGACGCAGAGACGCAAGAACTCCTTACTTACTCTATTAACTCGATATTGTTGCCTGACGACAAAAATCAGTTGCCAATCCTTGAGTTCTATTTCCTAGGTTTGGTGTTGAAGGGAAACCAGAAGATAAGGTGTTTGTTCTCTTCGGACCCGACTCCCTCATATGATAATGGCCAACAGATTTTGCAGTTATCAGTCTTTGGCGAGGCTGGCCATGATGTGGAATATGGATCTTTCCCATACATGGATGTGAGAGTTAAAGCTACTACATCCAAGATAGAGTGGGACGAAACCAAGCCTGTATATCTGGACATCATTTCAGCTAACGGGCAAACAACCACAGGCTATTGCTTTGGCGGCAATGAGGTAAATAATAATTATTCTTATTACCAGCAAGCACCGGAGGGTGAAGGCTTGTTCTCCCAGAGCCAAATCGTATTTAATGTTAAGTCTGAAATTGAAAACGATATTGGCCAAGCCGGGAACAGCGGATTTATTACTCCCCCGTCCAGCACCTCATCGACTCTTCCAAACTTTGTTTTTGGGCTTCATATCTTTTCGGAGTTTATTTCAATGCCAATGGGGAATGCCAATAATTATGTCATTCCTGCGACCACTACGAAGATTAGCCAACTTAGGTATCAAGTATCACGGGATGAGGGCAACGACGTAACTCCTTCATCTTCATTCCTTAGTGATGACGGTCTGGCTTATGGTGCGCCAAGGATTCAGGCCACAGTTCAGGCATTGGACTATGATGCCCCGATAGCTATGGAAAAGAGCACTTCCATGTCGGTATCAACAAACTTGTCTAACGGGAGAGACCATATTGTATTGAGTGGACAAAGCTCTACAGATACAAGACTGTACTTTTCCTTAGATGATGCTAAAAAGGTGAACGTATTAGCGGCGTATATTCTGTATGATTCCACTATCATTAGCTGACACAGGCGGCCTAACCGCAGATGGTTTGTTGCCATTGACAGGCTTCCCCTCATGGATGTGGGGAAGCGACATTCTTAATGGTCAACTCTGGGGTGGAACAGAAATAGCAGAGCCAGCTTACAACGAAATTTGGACAGACCCTACGACTGGTGTTACGAATGCGCTCCTACCTTCGTTGACTGGATTGGAGCCAATGAACGGCCTGTATGATATTGATTATCAGATAGGTTATCCTGAAATGCCCCAGCCGCCGACATATAACCCTAACACAAGTTATTTATCATCAACGGCTTCAATAGATACGTCAGCTGGGTTCGAGAAGTCTAGTCCCAACAAAATAGCATGGGATGACACGTTTGACCCGTTCGGCTTCAACTCTGCGACGCTTAAAGGATTTGGTAGTGTTCTTTCGGATGTGTCGTCTTCCTTGAGCAAGAAGCGGTCATATGCCAACTATGTCGCCAGTTATGAGAATCAGGCACAGGCGTTAAGGAATCAAGCCGAGTCGGCATACAGGATTGCCGGAATAAACATGTCTCGCCTTCGAGGGAATCAGGCGAAATACCTAGCCCAGCAAAGGGTGTCAGCAGTCAGGACAGGCTTCGCCCCGACTTCCGGTTCCATAGGCGCTGTACAACAGGCGACAATGAGCCAGTTCGAGCAACAAATAGCTGATGCTTGGGTGGAAGCGGAACAAAAGAGGCAGAACACAATGTATCAAGCAAGCGTTGCTGATTGGCGGGCAAGCGAAGCCCGGAAGGCTAGCAAGCGCTCCTCCGGTGGATTCCTTGGCTCACTACTTGGCTCTGGTGTGGGAGCTTATTTTGGAGGCCCCACCGGAATGGCGATAGGTTCTAAGATAGGTTCATCCATAGGAGGGTTATTTTAATCATGGCGACCAACGATACTAGAGACATAAGACTGGGTGTCAGTAGTGCGAACAAGGAGGGGTTGTTGCCTTCTCCTTCAAACCGTTATTTGCGCTCCACTTATGATGCGGCCAGATATGTTCCTATTGGAAATGAGTTCGACAAAGAGAGCCGAGTAAAGGAGCTTGGCGACCTTGGAGAAGGACTCACAATGTGGTCGAAGGCGCAAGCGGAAGTCGAGACAACGAACGACAGTATTCAGTCACGGCGCATGCAAGCAGAGTACATGGAAGCTTCCACACAGGTTTTCAATCAGCTTCAAAAAGACCCCAGCACGATGAACAACCCTGCGGTTTGGCTGGACGCTTATACGGAGGAGATGACATCAAGGGCGGCAGAGATTAACAACAAGTATGCCAAATCGTTTTATGTTGGGCGCAATCAGATGTTGTCCAATGAAAGGCTCAACCTGTTGCTGAAAGAGGAGAAGAACAAGGTGGGCCTGATGGCGGCAGACAGAATATCAAAGATGGCCGCAGACGAAACTAATGCGGCGTTCAAGATTGCTGTGGCCAACAGGGATTTCGGGTTGGCTAGGGAGATAAATAAAAGCCCCTACCTAACACCTGCGGAAAAGATGTTGAATGAGAATGGAATTGTTCAAGCCCAGACACAAGACATCATCCAGCAGGAAACATTGAGGAATCCTTGGGGTGTGCTGGAAGAGGTGAACAGGGATGGCGCTGTACAGCGTCGTGAATTGACCTACGAGCAACAGCAGTACGCATTGAACCAAGCGCAGGGCCGGATAAGCATGATTCAAAAGCAATCGTATGACTCGCTCGTACAGAAGTTTTTGTTCAACCCGGAAGAGTTTGAGATGGATGTCGCCAAAAAGCTATTGGACACCAACCAGCTGACGACCCAGCAATATGTCAACCTCCTCAACATGAAGAAGACCATGAGCGCCAAGATTGATCCGACTCCAATGCAGTTTGCGGCCATGTCTAATTGGGCGGTCAAGCTTTCAGAGGATTATCACAAAGAGTCGCCAGAGGGACAGGCCAATATCCTCTCCCAAGCTGAACGGCTTTTTGAGCAGATGAATTTCAGCACCAGCGACAAGAACTCATTGCTCAAGCTTGTAACACAAAAGATTTCCCCGGAAACGTTCAATCAGGCTGACAAGTTGGTAGAGAAGTTTTGGGATAACGGCCAACTACCTCTGACCAAGACAGAGGATTACACCGGAACTCAAGGAGGGACTACTCCGATTTATTTGACGGAGGAAGAGTTTAATACCCAGTTCAAAGAGAGGAAGAACCAGTTTTTCTTAGACAAAAGCAGGACATACCTAGACCCGAAAACGGCAAAAGACAGGTATGCTGTGATGGAGTATGTGCCGGACTCGAACAATCTGTTCCTGCAAGAAAAGATAAAAAGCGAAGTTCGTTCCGTCCTTTCTGATAAGATTGCTGAATATAGGGCAGAACACAATGGGAAATCTCCTACCGGACAAGAGCTTTATGAGCTTGTTTTTTTCGCACAAGAAGAGGCGTTCTCCCGGAATAATATCAGCAGTATTGACCCATTATCTTCTGCCTCTGTTTATCCTTCTGGACAGCAAGACAGAGACGAAAGAAAGGCGACATTTATTCCGAACAACGTTAGAGTGTCGGCTATATCGAATAAAGCTTCTATAGATATTCCGACTAATGGTGCTTTTATTGTTTGGGCCGGAAGTAACTCTTTCATTACAAACGAGAAAGACTACTTGAGCATATATAAACGGGCCGGGGCGCCCCCTCAAGGATTTATCGTAGCAGATGAATCTTTCCTCCAAGCTCCACACAAAGATTTAATGGATGGGGAAGCTATGATTTCGGCCAAAGCGATAGCGGCGAAAGCTGGATTAGATGCACAAGGAGAGCAGGGAATTTATTGTGCATTGCTTTCCTATTGGAATAATTTATAAACAAATCATGGAAGAGCTTTCAGAACAACCCGAAGATTCTATCCTGTTGGATGAAATAAAGAAAATGAATTCGGGCCTCGCTTCTAATAAGGAGCAACCTGAAATAACAGAAGAGGATTTAGAAGCAAATCCTCAAGCTTACTCTTCTGAACAAATTGAAGGGGTTTTAAGAAACAAGAGAAGTATTCGCACAAAGCTTGACGATTATTTAAGGATGTCGTCTAGCTTGCTTCCTACTACTCCACGAGAAGCCTTAGATGCCGTAGGGACATTGCGTGAGGAACTGCAAGCAAATGGTATAGACCCGGAGTATGAGAGGTATCGTGAGAAGATAAAAAGAAACGAAGATATAGTTTATTCGGTTACTAGGTATATCAATCCAACAACAGGCTTGTTTGGGGATGTTCCTGCACAAGATGTAACAAACAATAAGCTGGAAAAAATACTTAGTGCTGAGCAAATTAGGGATTTCAATAATGCCCCGCAGTTTATGCGAGACAAATATGTTTTCAATCGCATTGTTGAAAACTTTTTCCCGGAAGGGGAGATGGATAAAGGGTATGCACTAGAACTCCTGAAAAAGCATTATCAAACCGACTCAATGCACGGAGTTGTCAGCAAATACGCTCAAGAGCTTCAAAGGAACAAGGATGAGGAGACAGCATACAATGAAGCCTCTACCAGATTTTTCGATTCCTTTATAGAAACAGGAGGCGATTACCAGAAAGCAATCGACAGCTTGGAAGGCAATCTAAACCTGTATGCGGAAAACATTTTCAACCAAGAACCTGCGCTTAAATACATTTACCAGCGTGCGTATAACTCCGTCTCATGGATTAAAGATGAATACATAGAGAGCGGAGAGCTGGATTGGGACAAGATGGCAGACAGGTTGTTGAAGCTTGGGGAAGGAGAGACGTTCTCTCTAGCCATTCAGATGCTTCCCTACATGTTGCCCAAAGACGACAGGACTTGGCTAACCCAAGCCATAGACGACACCGCGTCTGATGTCTCCCGCTTTGCTAGGCTCATGGTTGACGGAGGAGGTGATAGCGCCCAAGCAGAACGCCTTGCGTTGGCTATCCAACGGGAATATCGTCAGGGCCGAGACATGCCTACTTCGTGGCTAGGAATAGCGGCTAAGGTAGTAACAGACCAAGTTCCCAAGATAACGGCAGTAACAGGAAGTACTCTTTTAGCTAGTGGTGGAGGCCCTGTATCTATGGCCGCCACAGGTATGGCTGTCGGCTCAATGGTGTATGGTTCAACGGTAGGTCTTGAGGCATATAGGACGAATTCTTCTAGGGCAGGAGCATTGACATATGGTGTTACTGTTGGGGCCTTGGAAGGTCTCCTTGAAAACATAACTCTTGGTGCTGGTGCTTTGGCCACCAAGGGTATTAAGGTGGCAGAGGCAGGTAGGAAAATGGCCTCTGTTGTCGGAAGAGTTCCCGCTACCGTAAGAGGTGCGGCGGCTGGTGCTTTGTCTGAATATACCCAAGAAGTCATTGCTGACCCAATTTATGTTGGATTGGAGAATGTAATGCGCTCTGCGGGGTTTGAGCTTACCCAGCAAAACACCCTTAAAAACTGGTGGGAAACATTGGACTTCACATCCCCTGAACTATTGGGGGCTACAGCCATTCTTGGCGGCTCCATTGGTGCTGTTGGGGGCTATCAAGCTAACCACCTCATCAACCGAGTAGGAAGAAGCGCTTCGGCTCTTCAAGCTTATGGTGTACCCGAATCGGAAGCTGTGGCTATTGCCGAAATGCCAGACGGCAAGGAGCGCACAAACAGGCTTATATCGGCCCTTCGCAATAACCGGGTAAGCCCCGACGTGCAAATAACAAACCAGCAAGCGGGGATATTCCTGAACTTTTTAGCTAAGAATGCAGAGAGGTTTAAGGATGTTGAGCTGATGCCGGAGATATCCGACAACGGGGACGGAACCTTTAATATTGTTGAGAGAGACCCGGTAAGTGGAGCTGAAAAAGTAACCACAGTAACAGACGAAATCGCAGGGACGTTCATGTCTCAAGCGTTGCAGTCAAATCCGGGATTTATCAGGGCATTAAATATTTTCGCACAGGAAGAGATAGAAGCAAGTGTTGGGAAAGACGCAAAGATAAAAAGCTATACTCCTGACGAACTCCGAGCAAAAATCCAATCCACAGAAGACAACAATGCAACTATAGCACGACTTAGGGCTTTGGCTGTAATTAACCAAGACCCGGAATTGTTGCAGAGTTTTCGTGATGGGAAAGTAAGTATTGAAGATGTAGCAAATGAGCTGGAAATTGTATCTGCATATAGAGATGGCACGATTGCTGTTGCGAGGGGTGAAGCGAATCCTCTCAATATTCTGGAAGAAATAATTCACGCCCGTGCAATATCCGACTTGGAGAGCGGCGTTATTTCTCGAAGCGTCATTGAAACACAGGTAAGGAATTACTTGGAGTTCTTGGGACGTAGTGCGGAAGAGATAGGGGATTTGAGCAATGATATTCTGTTGCAGGAGCATCTTGCCAATATGGGGAAAGCTTTAGCTACAACGCCAGAGTTGTTTTCCTCAATGCCGGGGAATGTTCAGACAATTTTGGAGTGGCAGAAAGACGCCATTGCGGAAGTCGGCAATATTTTTGAAGAAGGCAATCTGATAAGAGAAGCCATTGAGCAGGGAGTTGTCTCTTCCGATTTTGTTAAATGGTCTAAATCGTTGGCGACAATGGCCGAGCGTCGTGATGGACAGGACGTTGGCGAGCTTATCAATGGAGCAACGGGCGAAAACATTTTGCCGATGGGAAAAACTCTTCCTTCTGCGAGAAGGAGAGGAACAATAGACGTAACTCCCTCTATTAAAACCATTAACGAAGCTATCAAGAGTATTATTGGAGGGACATCGGAAAAGTCGGTTGGACAGCTTCATAAATTGCAGAGAAGCATGACCAAGCTTTCCGAAAGGTTTTCACAAGGCAAGCTAACAGAGAGGGGCCAGCAGAAAGCATTGCTGAACTCTGTCCTCTCTATCGCTAATGCTATGGCTTCGGGGAGCCGGAAGTTTATTTCTAACCAACTTGCTGACAGGCTGGCTAATCCGAAAAGCAATGAGGCCTTCAATGCGGACATGAAAACAGCTCTTGATGCGACCGTTAGAGCGTTGAATGAAAGGGCAGAGGAAGCTAGTCGGAAACAGGCAGAAGAAATAATCCGCGCCCTGATGTCTAGGAAGGTAGAGGAAAACAAAAGACTAGAGAAAGAAAGCATAGCAAAAACCAAAGAGAAAATAAGGGCTGAAATTGCAAAGGCGGCCCGCGAAGAAAAAGCCTCAAAAAGACGTGAAAAGGCACGAACAAAAAAAGAAAAAGAAAAAGCTCTTCGGGATGCCCGCAGAGAAAGAGAGCGGATAAAAAAAATAATTAGAGAGAAGAAAGAGGAAGCAAAAAAGGAAGCTCAAAAGGCAAGAGAGGCGTTTAATAAAGAAATGTCATTCCTTCGCAATCTGATTACAAAAGAAATTACAAAAGATGTTAAGGAAGGACAAAAGGCAAAAGAAGCAGAGAAGAAGCTTGCTACTAAAAGCATAGAGAGCTTGCGGAGGCTTGCCGAGAATGCTTTTAAGGACACCAAGGGGCGCTCTCGTTCTTTGGACGCACAAGCCAGAGAGGAGACTATGGATGCCCTTGAGGTTATGGCTATGTCTCCTTCCGAAGTTGCAACCCAGCTTGAAGTCTTGGATAGCACCATAGATGAGCTTCAAAACCAGCCTGCCACAGAAGAACTTGCTCTGGAACTGGAAAATCTGGAAAACCAAAAGAATCTCCTTGAGGTGTTTGGTAGTGCGTTGTATCGGGAGAAGATGCCTAACGGAAGGTATAAGTATGCTCTCAATGCACAGCAACTTGCGGAAGCAGTTAAGACATTGAAGGAGCTACAGCGTGAAGGGCGACTCCGCAGGAAAAAGGTTAATGAACGTATTGAGCGCTTCTATAATGATTTTAACGCTAAAATCAATGAGCGAGTAGGAGGAGAGAAGAATCGTGATGCCCTTAGAAAAGCCGTAATGGAAAGGGACCAACGGGGAACGGGCTTTTTAGATAGAATCTTCACGCAATTCATGAGCCTTCAACAACTCCTCGAAGTGATGTCTTCCATGAAATCCTTTAAGGACATAGGGACATTCTTACAGAACAACGTCCAATTCGCAGAGCAACAGCGAGGGGTAGAAAAAGAAAAGGCTACGTCCAATGCGATTCGCATCATGCGTGGAATGATGGAGATTGCAGGGCAGAACTCTCCAAGGTATTTTGATGAGCTTTCTACAAAAACTATTCCCTTTATGGGGCATGAGCTAACCAAGTATGGCCTTGTAAAAGTCTATCAGACATTGAGAGAGAAGGATGGCTTGGATGTATTGAGAGAAAACCTTGGAGACAAGGGGATGGATTTCGGCAACTATCGTAAGTACCAACAGGAGTTGGAGGGCTTAAACAAGAGCCTTGATGATGGCGCCATTACTTCCGAAGAGTTTGAGTCCAAGTTGGAAGCCGTTGAAGAAGAATACCTTGCGAGGAAGGAAAAAGATATTGCCAAGCTATTGGAACTGCTTGGGCCGGATGGGCTTTACCTTGCTGACGAATTACAGAACCTGTATCGGGAAAAAGGCGAGAAGCTACGGGCGTTCATGGCAGAGAACTATGGCCAGACGGTTATCCTTGATGACTACTATACGCCCCGCAATATTGCCGCCTATAATACAATGCAAGAAGGGGATATGGATGCTTACAGTAAGGGACACGTCACAAGGACGGGCTTGCCCTCTTACGCAAAGCACCGGAACACTCCCTCTTCGGCGGCGCTCTCTCTGGAAATAAACCCTCTTGGGGAATATCTTCGTTATAGCTCTATCATGGAGGGGTGGATGACAGCTTCGGAACTGGTCAACTTCAACAACCGGGTATGGGCTAATCCCACCACGAACGCCCAGTTGCAGAAATTATTAGGCCCAGCCAATTTCGAGGCGGCAAACAAAGCCCTGTATTACTTCATCAACGAGGGGCGTGTGTATGCCCAAAAGAGCGTGTTGGCAGAGGTAATGGGGAAAGTGTTCCAAGTATTGGCTAAGACAAGGATTGCTTTCTCCTTGGCTTCTCTGGTGCGCTCTGGTGCGGCTTTGTTCAACCCTATCGTTGGTAGCAACTTCTCCATGATGGAAATTATCAAAGGCGTGGCAGAGGTGACAAGCGGGAACTATAAAGGTTTTACCCTTGAAGAGCTTCGTGACTTGGAGGCAATGAAGGAACGTAAGTACCGTGGATGGGAAGACCGTGTGCTTGCCGATAAGGCATTAAGCATTCCCCTGAAAAAACAAGCGCAATGGGGATATTGGCAGGAAGCGGGCATGAGCGGCCTTATGGCTTTTGACTGGTGGAGCATATCTTTTGTGAATCAGCTGACCTCCCACATGCTTGCTAATCGCGGTTTGTCGCATGAACAGATAAGATGGGAGCTTAACAAAAACATCTACCAGACGGCACAGCCTTTATCTACCTCCGCTAAGGCTATCCACTTGATAGGTGGAAGCTCATTTGAGCAAACCCAGTTCCTTTTCTTGTCTGACGTGATGAACAAGTTCGGCCTAGTGATAATGCAAGGCAAAAAGGATGTTCCTTTCTGGGAGGCTTTTCAGGGAGCCTTTCGTGTTTATACTATTGCCGCTCTTGCTAATGGTCTCTTCAACGGCTTGGCTACAGGTCTGTTTGGCGACAAAGACAAAGAGGACGACTTCATGAGCAACTTCTTATTGACTTCGGTATTGAGTCCGATTGTCTCTGTTCCTATGTTCGGCGGGTTTGCAGAGTGGTGCGCTTCCCTTATTAGCGGTGGGAAGCAATTCAGTCTGGGACGAGCCGATATGGCTGATTTATCCAAATCAATTCAAGGCTTAGTCAGAAGTATTGTGAAGACGTATGAGACTGTATCGGAAAAATGGGACAAGGAAGGTGCTTTGACTACCAATGATTACATTGATATGGTTTCCTATGTAGGCAAAAATATTGGGAGTGTCGCATCGGCTACCACAATATTTGGTACTTCTGGGCAGAGTATGACCAAAGCTCTAGAGATGGTAGGCGCATTGTCGAATGCCCTTTCTCAAGTGAAGACGACCGCTCAAAAGGCAATCCCGGAGCCAATCAACCCGCTTTATACGGAGAAGGAGGAAATGAAGGAAAGAGCGCGACAGCTCAAGAAAGCTAAGAGAGAAGCGAAGAGGGAGAACGGCGAGCGTTCGGCCACGTATAGAAAACTTTCTAGGGAATTAAGACAAATAAACAAACTACTCAAGATTAGAGGCTGGGAAGACTAGCCCACACCCTCAACCTAACCAATACTAACAATGGCAACAAAAAAAAAGGTAAAAGCAGTAGAGCCGGAAGTGGTTTCCTCTGTTGAGCCAGAGGTGGCGGCAGTCGCCATGACAATGGCGGCGGCCACCCCTCGCTCCAACGGACAATCGACCAACGGCTTTGCTAAGGTAGAACAGGGGAAATCCTATGTTCTATCCGTCAATGCCCCTTCTGGTTCGGGAGAAGTCGAACTATTGGCGGCGGATAGTGATACACAAAGCGAGCCTGACATGTTTTCTCTTCTTTACACAAAAGTGGAGAACTCTATGCAGATTCCCTTTGTGGCTGTTTCTTCTTGGGTATATGTGCAAGCGGGAAATAGTAGCATTAACTGGCTTGTAACACCGGCAAATTTTAGTCTCGCCGTTCCCGGTGTGTCGTCCGGCGGCGGCGAAAGCTTTGACCCGGAAGCGCCCCAAGAGATTTTAGGTGACTGGCAGTTTGAAGGAGAATTAACTAGAACGGTAAAGGCATCCCCAGCGGCCAATGATGTCTTGAACAAGGAAATGGGGGATAATGCTTACTTACAGTTAGCAACACCAAATCTACAAACGGTAGCCTCCGATGTTAATTTTCAATCACCTTTAGGGGTAGGTGAACCAGTAGATTTAAACCATGCTGTCTCTAAGGGATATTCGGAAAACAATTTTGTCACAACTTCCACCTCTCAAACAATTACAGGCGGCAAGACTTTTGCTGATGGGGGGACGCTTGAAGTTCCTATTCCGACCTCACAAGGAATGGCCGCAAATAAACAATATGTTGATACGTCCGTTATTACTGGAATAAACCAACTAGCTATCAAGTTTAGCTCTCTAACCAAGGCAGAATATGACGCTTTTGAAACGAAGAGCAATTCAACCATTTACTTTTTAACCGACCAGAATATGTGGGCTATCGGTGACAAGGAGATTGTCACGTCTCCACTATCGCCTCATTGAAGTGTTTCTTCTCTCACACTCAAGGGACGGAAACAAACTTGCTAAAACTAATGGGGCTGAATATATTTACATCCGGAATTTCTGTTAAAAAGGTAGTAGTAAGACAAATTGCCTGATTTTATTACTCGACATGAACAACACTTCATCCTAGTATACCAACAGTTGCTATTCCGGTAGCCACTGTATATAGGTGTTTCAATGTCATAAAGACAGGGCCTCCGTTAAAAGCGGGGGTCCTGTTTTTTATGCGTGTTCGAGCAACTTGTAAGCTTTCCTTACAAGTTCGATGAACTGTAAAGAAAAACTTTACAGTTGACCAAGGGAACAGGATTTGGTCTAATGCTCTTGGAAGAATTCTTTTCTTCTTTCGTTGTGCATATTCGAGCGGAGCAGCTTCGGGGTTTTTTCTCATGTTTTACCCGAAGCTGCTCTTCTTTTTTGTCTTGAAACAGGCCTGATGTAAAAAATATGTGTTGTATGACACAACTATAATTAACTAATAACCATATACTTATGTCACACAATGTTCCGTTTCGAGCGTTTTCGATGTCAAACTTTAGGCTTGATTTTTTGAGGGGTGTGTCGTTAAAATCTTGTTCAAGGAACAGGGCGGTTAAGTTGATTGTTTTCCTTTGGCCGCTCCAAGGCTCAATCTCCCTCGTGGTTAGCAACAACCAAGTGTTTAGCAAATAACTTGGTTCTCTACAAGAAAAGAGTTCGGATATGGCAAGCATATCCTTCATGATTTTTCAAAAGTTTTGATTTACGCCTATCGGCTATGGAGCCAAACAAAGTTGTGGGCTTGGTTAGAGAAACAAAGGGATTAGAAAATAAATGGTTTTAAAACAGTTCTAATTTGGAACACGTTGGTTAGATAAAGTATGTAAGAATAAACCATTTAATATTTAATTATCAGTTTTATTCCTTCGTTCGACTAACAGGTTGCATAGAGCGGCTAACAAGAGAGCCAAGTTCGAAGGTGTTAGCGAAACGATAACATAGACCACTTCGAAGTTATTAACTACCGTCTCCAACCACAAAGGACGTTACACCGTATATACGCGCGCGCGAATTTATAAGAGAGGAAAACAAAAACTTTTCTCTCTTCTGTATGACATTTTCAAAAAAAAAAAAACATTGATTACTCTCTCGTTGCTTATTAGTATTGCTACATCGTTAGGAGCTACATGGTGTATTTCCTTCGATGTTTTGCCTTGAATCCAAAACAACCAATAACCAATAAATAGTATGGAACGAAAAAAAATAAACGGAGAGGAATTTCCGGAAAGCAAGTTGAGAGGACTTATTGCCATGTTTGACGATAATCCTGTCAGGAGCGCCATGTTTATGGCTGATTTTGAAGACTTGTGTAAGAAAGGTATTGATTTAAATCCTGATTGCAACGTCTGGTATAGAGTCAAACCTGACGTTATCGACTTAGTTGACGAATTGGATATTTCCGAAGAGGGTAAAACAACCATTAAGAAGAAAATCTCCAATCTTATCGGAGCGCCTGTTTTCCATGTTGGTGAAAACGCTAAGACTGATTCGCTTTTTGTGGCGGGTCTAGTCGAAGGCAAACTGATTGGCTTTGATAAAAAGTATTTCTATAAGATTAAATCCAAGCCTTACATGAAGAAGCTGAAAAAGGCACTCTTCGTTTCCGCTTCTTGGGAAGAATTTATCAAACCTTTAATTTATACCATCCGAGGATTTGGACTTGATAAGTGCGCTAGCTTCCCTAGTATTGAGGCGAAGCGTTCCGATGAAGAAGAAGATTAACCTTGCAGTCTTGAATAACTTTTTAACGTTCCTGAACAATGTTCATGAGCTAACCGAGCGAGGTTGGGTTCATGAGGCAACAGGGACAATGTATAAAAAGTGTTCAAAGCTTTTCGACACATTCAAAGAGTCCTATTCAGGCAATTCCCTAAGCCCCGATAAAGACATCGTTATGGATGAGGTTTCCTTAACAGAGACGCCTAGTGATGACGAAGTGCTTGAGGTGCTTAGGGAAGAATGTGACGAGATTTGCGAATACCTTTATGAGGTAGCCGGACAAGAATCATTTTTAGTTTCACAAGTAGATGAAATTAAAACTGTTTTGAGTCAGCAACTATTTGTTGCTAGGAAGGTGTAGCAAAACCCTGCCATATGAGTTTATGAGCTAGGGTAAAAATCAATCCAAATCAAACAACTAATCATATAAAAGTAGGAAGTGTGGTATATACCGTAGGTCAACCTTCCCGGCCACCTCGTAAGACCTCCGCACTACGGGCGTAAAATGCGTTAGTAGTGCGGAGTTTTTGTTTGTATAGGAAAACAATGAATGTTATTTGTCCATGTATGAAGACAACTTACACGTTCGAAGCGCTAGTAGAGGCTGTTGCTGTTCAGGCTGGGTTAGATACTAGTGTTCCCGAAGACCACACCAAGGCGTGTGAGCTTGCCACATGGATGCTTGACGAAGGATATTCTTCTATCGTCCTGACTCATGCGGCAGAGTTTGCAGAGGAAAAGGGTGTTCCTGCCAAATGGATTGCCCTTGTCAGTGCCATCATTGGTGCTGTTATTGCCTTTTTCTGCACTACTGGTTGTGCCAACACATCGTTTACTTTGTCTGGTGAACAGGGTGGGCAGATTAGCTATAGCGTTGACGAAAACGGGAACCTCATTATCTCCGGCAAGCCTCCTGTCGTCCAAAAACTCAAGAAGTGACGTTAATGCCGACAACAAAAATTGCTTCTCTTCTTCAAGTTGTTAAGGATTATAAGGAGATTGTAATCCTGTTCGCTCCTTTGGTGTGTTGCTTCTTTCTGTATCAGGACAACGTAAAAATGCGGCAGGACATGCTAAAGTTGCAACAAGACCAAGCTCATGCGACATTGAAGATTTCAGAAGCAATGGCTCAACAGGTAGAGCTTATTCGGCGCATTGATTATACTGTTACCTCTCTTCAAAACAAATGAATGTCATTATCGCTATCGACAAGCAAGATAAAGTTCTAACTAATATCGCATCAAACCTAGTAGAACTTCTGGATAAAGAGCTTCTAAATCCATCTCTGGACATAGTTCCTCTCACAAGGGATGTGAACCTGTTTATGTCTAACAGGTGGGACAATATGAAGGTTGATTTTATCTTGCGGTTGCGGACATCATACGTCACTTCTAATCGCAGTACCTATCAGAAAATCGTCTCTTCAAATACTCAAGGGCCTTTTGGTTTCAGGCTTCTTCATACGTCGCATTCGTTGTTGGAAAAAGAGGGGTGGGGACAATACGGATTCAACCCATGCACAGAGTTTAAGGGCCTACCCGGCTGGATTGATTTCATGGATATTGAGCTTGCCAATATGGGCGACCCAAAAGATATTGCCGCTATCGGCGACGGAAAGGTTTTTGCTCAAAGCGCCGCTCAATGGATGAACAAGGCCGCAAACTGGTTACGGATTGGCAGGAAGAAAAAATAACTGTCAGCCAAAAAAGAAATCATCTATTTTCTCCAACTCCATTTTAGACAAGGGAGCCTGTTTGTGGTAAGCGGAAATCCCCGCCCGTCTTGTCCTTCGGGGGTTTATCAGGTTAAGAGGAATACATCTCTTGGTTTTAAAGTCTTTTCTGTATAGCTCTGCCCGGCGTTGAAAGTGTTTGCTGGCCGCTAAACAAAAGTCCATAGCCTTGATTTTATTCCCCCTCAAAGTGTCCTTGATGAACATGTTAGGCGTATAATGGTATCTCTTGAGGAGCTTCCTTAGTCTCACTCCTTTAGCATAACCTCCGAGAACGTTATAAAACTGTTTATCGGTAAGCTTGTTTATGTATAGCATGCCTATTATGCCAGCTGGAATTTTTTAGACGCCTCACGCTGGAACTCTGTGTAAGTTTCAGGATAGCATAAACAATGGCCTAAACGAGAGAGGACGTATGCATCCGCTTCGTTGTTGTTGGATGTATCTACATCCCAGCGTTTGTAAACATTGGTCATCACCAGCCCTTTCTCTGCAACACCTTTTCCTGTTGCGAATTTTTTTAGGGTAGTCGGTGGGTAAACCAAAATATTGGACAATCCTGCATCAAACAGGTTTTGTTTCACAACGCCGCCAAGTTCTCCTAGGTGGACGATTTTCCCAAACTGCGAGAATGCATAATTCTCTATACACACCAGAACTTCGCTAGCGGGCCTGTAGGCCAATATTTGTTCTGCGGCGAGCTTTATATGGTTAGCGAACTCGGAGAGCCGTCTAGGCCCCTTGTGGGGGCTTGTGAGGGTATATCTGTAGCCGTCCAGCTTGATGTCTTGGTAAAGGACGGAAAGCCCTGTTGCCGTCAGGGATAAATCCAGCCCAACCCAACAACTGAAATCTCTAAAAACGTTGGCGATTACTTTGTCTTTTTCCATGATTTTTTCTCTGATACTGGGAATCTGAAATCGACAAGCTCAAATCGGGAGTCCTTTTGAGTCATCACTATCCCTCCATTGCGGCTTCTTTTCAGCACCACAACACCGAACACAGAGTTTTGTTCAAATTCTGTATCTGGATTTTTCTGAATTTCGCAAATGGCTTCCGCTGTTGTATGCAAAACCTCTGCTTCTGGCTCTTTTTTCCTAGGAGGTCGCCCCCTTTTAGTTGTCTTTTCCATATTCTAGTTCTTGTTTTGCCAACCTATACGCCTCACGCCCGTCTAGTCCGGGTGTTCTCATTTGGATTCCTACTGCTTTTTCAAGGCGGTTGAGGACAATCTTACCTTTTTGGTCTATGATAGCAAGAGGGTCTTTGTAGCCGCTAACGATAAGTATTCTCATGCAAAGGATGATAACGTCTGCACATTCAAACGCCATTTCCTTCTTGTTTTTGGCCGAAAGAAGTTCTTCTACCTCTTCCTCAAGATGTTTTTTGAGCTGTGGGACAGTCTCTTTAACACCTAAAAATTTACTGAAAACATTACATATTTGTTTGGCTATATTGTACACTCTAACCTTCCTTTCATATTGAAACAAATCCATGCTACGCATTATCTCCTTTCGTATTGCCAACTGGAAAGCTCTTCTTGGGTGATTGTTTTCGGATGATGTGTAACCTTGTTTAAGTTTTTATGCATAACTAAGGAAGAGACAAGAATATCGGTTGCGAATCTACTGATTCTTAAAAGAGTTTCTTCCTCCGAGAAACACGGGTCGAGTTGATAACCACACTTAGAACATTTAGGGATATATGCCTTCTTTCCAAAAGGATAGCCTTGTTTACCAAGGCCAGTACACACGATATCCTTAACAATGAAATACTCGTTATGACATATTGGGCATTTTGCGCTCATTTTTTAACTATCCTTTCTTTCTGTTTTTTTTCGACGATATAGCTTCCAAAGATTTTATTGAATTGTTCGTTCGATGCTTTTCTAGACTGCTTCCCATTCACAATGTTTTGGTGTTTGTGAAAAGCCTCTTCCAGTTTAGAGACTGAAACACTAACGGCTTCCATCATGTCCCCTAGAGGAATGACTTGCTGAACCCTAGATAACCCTTCGTTTTTAAAGCTACGAACCGTATTTCCTTCCTTTAAACCAAGGCCGTCAATCTCTTCGCCATTTTTCAGCAACTCATAACATGATTCTTCTATCTCTTTGGCCACCTTCGAGGCCAATTTAGCTGTAAAATATAGCTTAGAGCGTTCTTCTGGATTCATCTGTTTCAGCTTAGAAGAAAAAGCTGTAGCGGGGGTAGTGATTGTCTGCACCACCTCTAATGGCTTTTTACATTCAGCAAAACCCTTGCAGTACCTGCAATAGCTGTTAGCTTGAGGAGGAAGGCTCTTTCTTGTGCGTTCGCATATCTCAATGACTTCTTTTTCTGCCTCTTTGATGTCCTCTTCGCTGTACCTCACAATAACAGGATAAGAAGTCACCAGAGGTTGAACAATGGCACAAGAGACTGATTTTATTTTGCAGTCCTGATAATTCCTTTCGATGTGTTGCTTGCAACATAGGGCCAACCCTCTAAGCTGGTGGTTTATTTGTGTGGACTCCGGCTCTAAAGGCCCTGTCTTATAGTCGATAATCAATAAATGAAATCCCTCTTCGTCAGACTTGCCTAAAACCAAGTCGGGCTTCCCAGAAAAGAGTGCATTTTCCCCATCGAAAAAGAAACACCTTTCCTCCTTCATCAACTCCTCGAACTTGTCTTCTCCCGCCCAAATCGACGCAACTTCGGTCACGATTCTTTTGCATGCAAGCATGAGTTTCGTCTCTTCTTCGGTGAGTAGTATGTTTTGGTATGCAAGGTATTGATGAATCCTGTTGCCTCTTTCAGCCATTTCAGAGGTTGTCTCTACTCCTTCAACGTCATATCTCAATGAGTGCGGACATAACGCAAGACGTGCTAGGCTGGAACATGAAGGCAATCCTTGTCTTTCCGTATCTTTTGTTTTCATTATTTCTCGTGTATTTTTTTTGTTATTCATCTTCTGGCTCCCAATCTACATACGCCTCAAACTCATAATCCATACAATGTTAGACAGTAGATGTTTAAGCGTTTTCATTGTTTTCTTTCTTTTTGAATATGGGAGCTTCTGGCGACTTGTCTTCTTCGTTGGAGAAAGCTTCGTCTTTACTTATGGCCCCGGTTTTAATGGCGTTGAAGAGACCAATAAGCATTACGATTTCAGATTCCTTACTAGTCTCAATTTTGTGTTTAAGGTAAGCCTCAAGCATTTCTTTGGAGACTCCGATTTTGGAAAAGGCTATTACACATCCATTTATTCTTTCCGCAATGGGTGTATCTGTGGCTCTTAGCGTGTTTTGGCAAGCCTCTGCCGCCTCTTGCCTAATGAAGT